TTGGAGTTTTGTCGGCTGTTCCAAATATTACCGTGGATTTGATCGTCTTTATCGGAGATTGAACAAACATCCAAATGCGTTTGAACTGGACGAAAGTTCGTTTGACGCTTCGTTGTTCCGAAAAGCGATGGAATCAGTGCGTGATTTACGTTGGGAAATGTATCACGACATTGAGAAGACACCAGAGAATAAAAAGCGTCTTTGGGCAATCTATGATCAAATCATCAATTCAGTCATTGTGCTGGATAACGGTGAAGTTGTCGTAAAGCATACCGGAAATCCTTCTGGGTCTGCAAATACTATTGTGGATAACACTCTTATTTTGTTTATGTTGTTTGCCTACGCCTTTATTATGTTGGCGCTGGAGTCAAAAGATACTGAAAAGTATGCAACCTTTGAATGCTTTATGAGGTTTGTTGAAGCCGCTCTCAACGGTGATGATAATACGTTTACTGTAGCCGATGAGATTGTGGGCTGGTTTAATGCGAAAGCACTTGCCAGAATATGGACGTTGATTGGTGTTGAAACCAAATCACCCAACTTCAACCCCCGAAAGTTGGAAGAGTGTGAGTTTCTTTCTCACGCGTTTCGTAAATTCAAAGACTGCTGGGTTCCTGTCCCTGAGCGGGACAAAGCGTTGTGCTCATTGATGTGGGGCGCTGAGTTTGAAGATGTTCGATTCACCCTCCTTCGTGCACACGCCTTGCGTATGGAAACGTGGACTGACCCAGAGTGTCGTAAAGATATCCAATTGTTTATTGATTTTCTTCGGAAACAATACAAGCAGGATTTGATCGGTACCATTCCTGATACTGATCTTACGATGTTGAGGATAAACGCTGTGTGGAAAACTGACGCAGAGCTGGAGCGACTTTATTGTATGCCACCTGTGTTAGAATGCAGCGGGAAGGAAATGCATGCGGGTAAAACCGCTCTCGTGAACGACTTTGACTTGTTGTACTCAGCTCAATTAATGATGAAGTGGGTGCAGGATTGTGAAACAATCCCTTTAATGACAAGGTCACGTGTGATCGATGATTGCAAGCAATTTCAAATGCGCAATAAGTTTGCCGTATTAGATGGTGTTCAAGAGATGCTGTCAATTCCACAAAGCTGCGAGCCAGCCTGTGGTCCTGTTCCAGATGATTATGTTGACCCACCGATAAATCAATATCGTGGAAAGAGTGTCAATAAATCATTTTCCTATGAGTCCGAGCGAAACAGAAATGTACATGCCGACTCAATGCCGAAAGGCAAAGGGAAACAACATGGAAAGGGCGGCAACCCTTCCAAGAAAGAATTGCAGCGACGCCAACGTCAGTCGCAGCGTGACAAGAGTCACCATGCAAACAAGGGCAAATCCCATGGACATAAGCCGAAAGGCCGTGGTCCAAAAACCCGGGAGTTTGTCGAGAGTAAAACGTACAGTGCGCCAGTAGCTACTGGTTCAACTCAAACGGTGATGAAAGGTGCCCACTCGCGTAGGCACTGTCATCCAACGTTTATTGGTACGTTTACAACAGGTACCGATGGTAAATTCACTGAAGCAAAGGCCATCACGTTGAATCCTGCTCAGCAGGGTTGTGATCCGTGGGGCTTTGTGATTGCTGGCCGTTACCAAAAGTGGGGACGTAATGGAAAAGCCTCACCGTTCAGGATTCGTCTTGAGCCGCGATTAGCAACGACAGTGGATGGAGAAACATTTATTCAAATAAATTATAACTCCCAGTGTGCGGCGCCCACCAGTTCACAGCAATTGTTGAATGGTTACCGCGCTAGTCGAGCCTCAGCCTGGTTGAAAAACCAGTGTGTAGCGGATGGGAGTGAGTTTTCTCAGAAAAAGTTGTATTGCCGCATGGGCAATCAGCCATCAGGAACCGATATTCGGGAGTACGATTTCGGCAATGTGTTTATCTTCTATGAGGGTATCACTAGTGCGCGAACGTTTGATATTTGGTTGGACATTGACGTAATGTTATATGATCCAATAATCCCGGATGATGAAATGGCCTCCATAGCCGATTTTATGCATTGGCATGGGACCTATCAAGGAGGTGCAGTGATAACGGGGAGTGTAGCTTCTGCGAATGGTGCAGCTGCCTTCTCTATTACTGGAACCTCATCCAAGTTGATTGATTTCACCGGTGCGCCGGGGTACTACAGTATTATGTCCTATTGGCGTGCTGTGGGAGGTGCGTTTACCTCATTTATTTTACCCACATTATCGGGCACGATGGTGAGCGTGTTTAGTACGGTTTCTGCAGCGTTGTGGAATGCCGGAGGATCAGCAGATTATCATGTGATTCAAGCAACATCACATACTGCCGCGCAAACATTCAACATTCCAATACCAGCTGGTGCAGCAGCAACAGATACGCTGGATATTTGGATACAATGGCTTGGATTCAATGATTCGAATCCAGCTCCTCCGTCATTGAGGCGAGTGAATAACGCAAAAGCGGAGAAGAAAACGGATGTTGAGATGCGCGAAACTAATGATCGTTTGGTTGCGCAATTAGTCTCAAATCCAATGTTGCTGGCTCAGCTCAAGAAAGCTTTAGCCGGTGACGATTATGGCTATTTCAGTGTTAGTGGACCACCAAGTCCACAGCCTGCGACAGCTGCGGCAGCAGGGGGAAAATCCGTGCCGCCCCTTCCTGTGGGAACTGTTGAGGTGAAGACAGATGTACCAAAGAAGGTGAAAGGGAAGTAGCAGTTTCTTTTTCTGCTTCCCGCCATGCATTGTTTAGTGCCTAAGAAGCATAATGCAGCGTGGTATTGGTTTGCCGAGTAGGGAGTGATTGATGGGCTGCCCCCGTCATTCTTCGTTCTGTTTGGTGCGTACTGGAGAAGTCCGCTGAGCAGCGCGTGGGAGCGTCGGTGTTCCTGGATTCGTTCGGGAGCTACGACCCGTGGTTTAATGCCACCATTTCACTGGATGTGGAATGCACACCGTGCCGGTCTTACCACAAATGGCTTATGAACTGGAAACAGTGCATGTCATTTGCATTTGGGAACGAGATAAATTGGCGAC